GCTTCTTCGCCTTTTGCCTCCGCTTCTGCCTTTGCTTCTAATTCTTGAGCTTGGGATTCTAATTGAACTTCAATGGATTCATATTCGGTTAAAGTCAAGCTGACAGACACCAGATCCATGGTGCTATCGGATATTTCCACAGATTTGATTAAGACCTGTTTAATTCCGATCGTTTCCGTTAAGGTAGATGCGATATCAACAGCTTGTGGTTTTGAATCTTTACTACCTCTGAATAAACTCTGAATCGCTTTAAACCTATCTGGTGCTTTTTCTTTGATTCTGCCGTTTTCATATGTTGCAGGGATTTCTAAAGAGAGAGTGATTTCACTGTCTTCATAGCCGATGGGTTGTTTTACTTTTCCGCTTCTTCCCGGAATCTCAATCTCATCCACCTTCATGGATTGCTTAATTTTCATACTCTTGGGTGGAACAGGAAGTATTACGCCACCGAGCATCACTTCCATATATGTGTTGTTGCTCTGAATCGGTTTTAGTTCTGTAAAAAGACTCATGGTATAGCGATTTCCAATTTGTCTGACTTACCAGCTAAATCTTCAAACACATCCATCAGTTTAGATTTAAAATCTTCCGGGTTTCCTCCGTCTGCTGAAACGTAAATGGTGTTTTCCTTTACAGAACGATCAATATAAACAGACTTTGTCTGCTGCTGGTTGTAAGCGGTGTTATTGATAACAGATTGAGTCAAATTTGAACCGGTCTTAAATGGATTCTGATCTGCAGGAATCACCGCCTCACCTTTGTGGATGACAGCCAGCATATCCTGCGGTACCTCCATTATACCAACCGCCAGTTTCGGAATCTCTGGTATAGCCGGAATCCCAACCTTCCCGGTTACACTGTTTACACCACCAATTAAAGAATTTGCCTTATCAATCACCCAGTTAATGGAATTTGTGAACATGGATTTAATCCCATTCCACACACCGGAGATTGCATCCGATATTCCGTTAAAGATGGTTAATACGGTGCTTTTAATGGAGGTAAATGCAGAGACAAAAAAGTCTGCAATAAAGGAAACACCGATGGTTATACTTTCCTTGAAACTATTAAAACCAGTTGTAACACTGTTCCAGACTCCTGATATGGTGTTGCCGATGGATTGCCAAGTGGAAGAGAGCCATTCAAACACAGGAGAAAAGATGGATAAAAAGAAACTTTTAACCCCATTAAAAACCGACTTTATCAACTCCCAGCCTGCCTGAAACGGTGTGGCCAGTGCTGATAAAATCTTCTCACCTGCATCCTTTATTCCTGACACCACCCATTTGATTCCATCCCAGATAAAAGAGAAGACATTCTTTATCACCTTCCACACCCCTGATACGGCAGCTTTAATTAAATTCCAGGCACCGACAAAAGTAATTTTGAAGATATTGTAAATAGATCCCAGTACCCCTTTAATCAGATTCCAAAGACCTGTAAAAGCGGTCTTTATTCCAGCCACCATCCCCTTAACCATATCTTTGGCAGCATCCAAGGCTCCTGAAAAATCCCCTTTTAAGATGCTGCCTATAATTTTGAAAATGCCTGAAAAGAAGCTGAAAAACGTTTTCAAGATTCCCGTTACAATCTGAAATGCTCCTTTAAATCCTGTTTTAAGAAACTTAAACAAAGGCATGATGTATGGTTTTACAGCAGAAAAAACTCTTTTAAATATCCCGACAATAAATCCCACCACGTATGCCACCAGACCGGCAAAAGCCATGAGGGGAGATTTCATGCCGGTGAAGGATGAATTCCAACTTTGATACCAATCACGGATGGATTTAATCATGGAACCAATCCCTGCTTTCACCCAAGTCGAAATCATTGTAAATGTACTTTTTATCCAAATAAAGAAAGGCTTAATGGCGGTCCATGCTGCATCCACCACATCTTTGAGTCCTAAAAAATTATGCTGCCACGCTTTGTAGAGTGCAATTGCACCCAGAACAATTGCTCCGATCGGCCACAATATTGACCACAATACGCCAGAGAGAACCCCTAATGCTGTGGATAAGGTCATACTGCTAACGCTTGTTCCTGTCATGGTGGCTGCCATTGAAATAAGGGATGTGGTAAGACCGGATGTGGATGTCATCATTAAACCCAACATGGAAGTAGCAAGAAATAATCCACCACTTAAAAGTGCCAAAACACCAAGTAAAGCAGTTGAGATTAGAACGACTTTGGCTAAAATCGGATGTGCTTTCATAAATCCTAAAAACTTGTCAGAGAGCATGGTAATAATTTTCATGGTGGCTGTTGCGATTGGCATTAAATGCTGACCAATCTCCATGGTCACACCGGAGATGGCGGATTTCATTAAGAGCCACATCCCCTTGGGAGTTTTCCGCACCGCATCAGCAAAACCTGATGTAGAAATCGCACCCTCATTTATCGCAATCCCTAATCTTTTAAATTCTTCTACCGGGGCTTTGAGTAAAGGGACTAATCCTTTAAGTCCAATCGTTCCCACTAAATCTTTTAACATTACCGCCTGCTGTTCATCTGAAAAACTTTTCATCGCTTTTTTCATGTCAAAAATCACATCAATAAAGTTTTTCTGTTTGCCTGTGGCTTCGTCATAAACCTTGAATGTATCTGTTCCGAAGAGTTTATTAATCTTATCCTGCTGGGTATAAATCATGGTCATTGCTGTGGAAAGTCTGCGAGCTCCAATACTGGATCCCTGCTGCCTGTTGGCGAGTATTCCAAGGAGCGTAAGCTGTGTCTCGATAGATTGATTAAAGGCTGGAATGGATGTATTTGCCATTTTTAACGCTTCAGTCAACCCATCCATGGAAAATCCGGTCTTGGAAAGCACTGTTGAAAACATATCGGACACTTTTTGTGCATCTGTCAATGGCTGATTAAATGAACGGAGTGTTCCGATAAGCATTTGAGCAGAATCATTCATCTCAATCTGGTGGGCTGAAGCGTAATTCAATACTTCACCGAATGCTCCAGCTTTGTTTCCTACCACTTCCATACCAAATCCCAAGCGAACTAATTCTTCCTGTCCCATGGCAATCTGTTGAGCTGTAAATAATGTCTTGGCACCGAGTTCCATGGCCACATCACCCAAGATTTTCATCTCATCTGCACCCACACCTGCCAGTTTTCCGGTTCGTACCAATTGCGTGTTAAACTTGGAAGCTTGCACAATGGGACCGATAAATGCAGTTGAAATCCCAACACCCACACCCATGAGTTTTAAGCCTGCTGATCGAAGATCCGTAAGAGCAGATTTTAACTTTTGAACATCTTTCGCTGCACCGCCCATGGAGTTCTTCAGATTAGAAGAACCAATGAGTTTAATATTGATCGCTTGGGTAAATCCGCTTCCGAAAGACATTATCTCATTTTCCTTTTTGCTTCATCAATTGCTTTCTTTTCCTGATCACTTAACCACTGGCAGGAGGCATAGATTTCCATCACGCGAGATAAGGGTAGACTATCCACTGTTTCAAAAGTATAAGCTGGAAATTTCATACAGATCACCGCTCTTAATTGCAGATAGGAAGTTTTGTCAACTTCCTTTACGAGTTTCCCAGGCTTTTTACCGTAGCAGTTTCACTGTATCCCAATGCTTCTTGAATCTTCTGTGCCAATGTAATGATCTTGCCCGGTGCCCACTTGCCTGTGGTGTTGTACTCAAAATCTTGATCTTCTATTTTTGGATAGACCAGGAAGGCTTTCACGAGACTCGGAAGCATATCGGCATTAAGATTATCCGTCTGAACAAAGGGTGCAAACTCACTCCAACTGCACTCTCTGGCGATATAGAGCCCATCATCCCCCGGTATTTCAATCTGAAATAAGTTCTGGGGATACTTTTCTTTCAGTTCTTTAATTATTTTGCTTTGGTCATTACTCATAATCTGCTCCTTTTATTTTTCAATTTTCTTTTCCAATCGGTTTATCATCTTTTCGATATGCTTAAACCCCAAGTCAATAATCTCACGTATGTTTTTCCACTTCTCTTCGTCTACGTCCTGCAGTCTTTCAAGTCTCGTAATGCGCCCTTCCAAAACCCGAAGATCATTGCGAAAAAGAGTTAACAGTTTGATAAACCAGCCTAAGGCGACCAGCATGACTGTCTGCAGTATCCCAAATCCCAATTGCCAGATTTCCATCTTAAAACAATCCTTTCGCATCTAATGCAAAGCCGGATACCTTCATCCCAATCGGTTCCCCATCATCGGATATCCCACCTTCTTGATCCGTAAACTCACAGCCGGTGAATACCTTACTCTTCCAAGCCACTGCTCCCGGATAGAACACCACAATAGTGGCATTGTGAACATCCAAAAGATCATTGGCTATCACATCTCCAATCTTAAACTGCTTAGTTCCTGTTAAGATATTTGCTGCTGTTTCCAGAGCATTGACCAACACTCCCGATGCAATCTCTTTCACTTCAAAATCAATCTCGTATTCTTTATGAAATGATCTGGTAACGCCATGAGCCTTTGCGTTCCCGGCTCCGGTTAAAGCCGTTTTATCTTGTTTTACTTTCCAGTTAAAATTCTTTAATGCCATCACCTTAATGCCATTAACAAAAAGAGAGACAGAATTACCTGCTATACCATCAACCAGTCCGCTTAATGCTTCAATTGCCATTTAATTTTCCTCCTAATCCAAAGTTACTTTTGATAAAATAATCTCCATGGCCTTCATGGAGTTAACAGCCAGACGAACCACCACTTCTCCCAAGGCTCTCATGGTATCATCCGATTCAACTTCAATCTCATAAGTATCAATCTGCCCATGGTTTACCATAAGATCTAATGGCGTGCGTAAATCCGCTTCCAAAAGTGCCAATCCCTCCCCTGCCGAATCATTGGGTTTCCCTACATGGGGAAATGCAGCAAGCCTGGTCTGCTTCCCTGCATAGTAGATAGCTCGAAGCTTTTCAATGCGGTTATAGGTATCTCCAAGGGGTGTTAATGTCAACGAATGTCCCACAATCAAGCCCACTCCCGGTTCTAACCGTCCAAAGTTGATTTTACTCTGGATAAACTGTGTGAATTGGGCAGGGTTGAACTCCGGATATAGTCCAATAACTGTAGAAATATCTTCACCAATAAGTGATTTCTGTAAGGGTATCGAAGCCATGATTCCGGATAGTGTAGCCGTTAATCTGTTTACATATTCATTGCCGTCACTGTCGACGAATTTCCCTTCACCTGCAATGACGACTGCATTGCGATTGGAAAATGTGTCGGTCATGGCAGTAACCGTATCCACATAAGATTGGATTTCGGTGAAAGTTGGTTTGTTTGGATTTAAAGGATCAAACCTTGGTGGATCAAGTAATGCAAAACGTTCTGATAAGTTCTCCCGCACCATATAATCACAATGGGTTGTAATGGCAGTCCAAAGAGGAAGCGAGTCTGCTCCAACGCAGTGCAGCCAGTTAATCTCAGGATGATTTTCAAAAACAGTTAATCCATCTATGTAATCACCGTTCGTTAAATCAACGCCATCTGTTCCGCCTGTCATAAAAGTAGGCGACACGGCAGCAGGCAATGCTGAACCAATCGCTTGAGCTAAAACCAAAGTTTGATTGGCATTTATGCCATCTGCTAAATCAATCACATTATCGCCAATGAAATTAATCTCTTCATCTGTATGGTTGTTTAAGATGGTCAGCGTAATGGATGTGCCGTCATCTATTACATCCACTTCAACCCCATTGAAATAAATCCCGGGTTCGATTGATGAGAGTTTAATCGTGGGAGTTCCGCTGGAATCATTCAGCGAAATTTCTGAATGGGTTGCGGGTCCGATCCGCTGTGCATAGATCAAGGAAGCTCCTGCATTAAAGGATTCTTCCAATGCCTTCAATAATTCACCTGATTTAAAGATGGTTTTGGCTGTCTGTTTATCACCAACCACATATACCTTATTAATCTCACCACCGCCAGCAGATCCCATCTTGCCTTCAATATTTGGCAAGGTAGGCGGCACAATCACTTTTCCTGATAAATACTCCGTATAAGAGTCTGGAATAATTCTAACCATTGTTCTCTCCTTTTACCGGTGCAGCTAACCAGCCGTCTATGACATTTTTAAATTCGTTTTCTGTCATACGCGTTGTATTTGTAACACTGACAGCTTCTTTAACACCTTCAGCTACATTGGGTTTTATCTCATAAAGATCAACCCAGAACTGAAAGGTCATTTTTGTATTGGTCTTCTTTTTTGCCATAATTATTTCCTCTTCTATTTAGAGATTGAAAGATTGTTAAACGGAATTGACTCAATAGGTATTACTGACGGATCCACAACCCTGAGCAGATATGTAATTGATTTCTGATACACCACAGGAAGTTTGTCTGTTATGGTCTGAATATCCGTCTCGGTTTGATATTCTGCGTATGCAATCCTTACTGGAAGCTCCGTCACAGAATCCGTTAACGTGATTCCAGATTCCCTAGTTAACCGTCTTAAAAATTCATCTGCAACTCTAACCAGATCACTTACAATCTCATTTCCGTTTCTATCGTCCGTGGATACAACCCTGAATGTGAACCGTATGGATTGCTCGTTTAGGTAAACTTTTGTTTCAACTGTTTCTGTTTTCCAATCCCGGGTTCCTGCACCTAATGATTCTCTTTTGTTTCCGGTTAAACTCGTAAGCATGTAAGGATATTGGGGACTTTCCTGAAACGCCAATTCATCTTTAAACACAGCCAGTCCAGTGATTTTAGAGACTAAGTATTCCGCCAATGTTCTCTGGACAATCATAATGATTTTAACCTATTCATGACGTTCTTAACCCTTTCTTCAATCACCGATGGCACCATTGATTTCCCATGAATAAAAGCCGGTTCCATGTAGGGTCTCGGTTTGGGTTCAACGTAGAAAAATTCCATGGTGTTATTTTTGTCAATCCCATGACGGGTCATCCACCCCCTAAATCCGGGAGTGGATTCTATGTGAAGCCAGTGTCCTTTGGTCCCAAACTCCACAGCAGCAGCATAGGACACATTCGTACCCACAATCACTTCTGTTCTACTTATGGGCACAATCGTAATGGAATTCCACAACTGCCCCTGATCGATAGCACCATGTTCTTTGATCTTTTCTTTTGCGTGCCTGTCTACCAAAGTGGAAAGTTCCATTATTCCTTCCTGTATCTCTTGTAAAATGAGTTCAGAAATGCCCGACACCACTTTTTCGGCTTTTTCAATCGCTTTGAAGTCTATTTTTACATCAATCATTTTATTAGCCGCAGAGCCCACAGAGAGAGACAGAGAAAAACTTTACTTTAATTATAATTCTTTTATCCGTGTTCATCCGTGTAATCCGTGGTTATTTCGTTATTTTTCACTCTTTTCAAGATTCACTTCCAAGTGCGTAACAACCCCAAAAGCGTTCTCTGGATTGATATGACTTACGATGTAATTTTGATTTTCAATCGCAACCCGATCACCTTCGGAAATATCCGTTTCACTTCCGCAAGTAATAACCAGATCAGCCCCGATTTCTGTTAAAGATTTGGGTGAGAGCAGTTTCTGTTCAATGGGATATTCGCCAATGGTGATTTCATTTGTTTTGTGTCCCCCTGCGAAACTCCCGGTATTGACTTTAGCACTCCGATATACCGTCATGGATTTACCGAAGGAAAGGATGACATTTTCCACATCCGATTTCATCATTTGTTTATCCATCGTCTCAAGCACTGGAAACCTCATAGACTTCCGGGATGGGGAATTTGCCTGCCGAGAGCAATCCAGACTCATCATCCAAGTGAGGAGCTAATCTCTTTGTAAGGGTGTGAAGACGAGATAAATAATCCTTATGCAGATCCGCCCAGAAGGACGGCTGCTTGGTTTTATCGATGGTCTTATCACCGCTTTTAAAGGAGAAGTTCTTGGCTACCTTGGCTCGCATTGTTTCAGCAATAAAAACCAAAGCCTGAACTGTTAATAACTCCTTTGAATCTGAAAGCAAATCAGGTGTAATCTCATCATTTGAGATTTCGTAATTCATCCCCAAAGTGGCATTCACTTTATTCAATGACCGAGATACAATGGATGAATATTGTTCGGTGTTAAGTATCGACTCATCCGCTGTATCATCAATCTGCAGTTTTAACTCTGATATGAAACTGCTAATGGTCATTTACCTTTGTTCCGTTTTACAGATTTGTCATCTGATTTAGAACTTTGCTTTTCAGTAGGTGCTGCTTCTTTTGCTTCCACCATTTCATTCGTCTTGACATCGTTTATCTCAACCTGATTCGTTTCAGGGGAAGATGTTTTTTGCTTTGATTTCACTTCCAATAGAAATCCATTTTTTACCAATCCCTTTATGTCATTTGGGATAGATGAAAACGAAACAGTCTCACCTGGCTTTAAATCAAAGCGACCTTGATTGTCAATCAACCTAACCGGTCTATGGTTTTTGAGTTTTATCATGACTTAACCCACCAATTTGATTTTCACACAAAGATCAGGACGTAAGATGCCAATAGCAATCTCCATCCAGATCAGCCAGCCAACTCTGAACTTCAAGGTCTGTTTGACCGTCTCACTAATGAGTTTCTGTCTAATAGCCATCTTTCCAATCTCTTCGTCTGGTAAAATGATAATCTCATTCATATCAGCCGTAGCGGTTGTTAATATATTGGCTCCGCCGAATGTTTTGATTACACCTTTTGTACGGAGTTCATTCTTGGTTTGCGGATCCAAATCCCAACTGCGTAAATCATTAAACCGAGCCCCACGCATCAGAAGAGTTTTGACGGTGAGTTCCTTATCTTCCAAGATACTCATTGCCTGATTCAGTGTACCTTCAGAAAGGGTTGTTCCGGTCTGTTCGATTATGTTTTCTGTAGGGATTGATTCAGAAAGGGTTTTGAGTGTGTATGCATCAATGGTCTTTCTGATCTCTCTGCCAGCTGAAGTCTGCAGATCTGTTAAATCCCAGACATTGCCGTTTTTTAAAGAGGCCACATCAATAATCGGTGCAGAATGAACTCGGACCGTAGGAAATTCTACTTCTTCCTTACTTGCTTCCGAATGAACAGCTTCTCCTTCAGGAGAGATCCAATAGGCTTTAACCCCTTTGCGTTTCACATATTTCGCAGGTTGTCCTGCTGGTAATGCGTGACGAGTCAGAAGCAGAGAAGAAATCTCTTTCCGCTCAATCTCCATCTCTACAGGGGGTAAGATTGCAGCAGCTAATGCATTCAAGCCTTCATCACTTTCAAGTGCCTGACTCATAAGTGATGCCATTGAATCCATATATTCAGTTGTTAATACATTTGTTGTTTCCATCATCGCCTCCTATATCACGAGTTTGAATTTTAGTTCTGTTGAGGTAACCGAGATGGCTTGAGCTATTTTCTTACCATCTGTTGCCTTTTGAAGCAAGGCAGTAGTTGGATTTACTTCTAGTTCATCGCCGGCTGTAATGCCTGCAGTAAAACTTTCTGTCTCGTAAACACCGCCTTGGGTGTAAACGGTGACATACTCACCTGATGCTGCATCACGATACACAACCCCAAAAGGATTATCTAACGCATCGATTACTTTTGAAAAGAGATCTGCTCCAGAGAGTTTTACAAACTCTCCAGCAGTCAAATCTTCTGCTGCTGTTGCTGACCCGTAAGCCAGTCCTGGATGTAATGCTGTTATTGACATCTTATCCTCCTATCCTTGAGTTGTATGCGGCTACAAAACCATTTTTCAATTCATCTTTTAAGGTGACTTCCACGTCATCCACAGATTCCGGCTTTACATTTGCTTTTGCCCGCATGTTTGCTTGAGATTGTTTTTTCTCTTCTTGTTTCTTGTTCTCTATTTCAGCTTTTTCGCTTTTTAAAGAATCAAAAGAACCAATGGTCTCTTCAATAGCACCTAACGCATCTTCACTTAAACCGGCAAGACGTTTTAATTCCTTTTCTTTTTCTTCTTCCGTCTCAAATGAACGACCCATGGACTCCCATTTTTTCAAGATGCTTTCAGCTTTAGCCTTTTGTTTCGCTGCCTGTTTTTCCTTTTCCATGGATTCGATTTGCTTCTGTGCCTTTTCCAAATCCTTGGCTGTTTTTTCCAGTTCTGACTCTAACTCTTTAATGCGATCATCTTTTTGATCTGCTTCCTTTTGAAGTCCTTTGAGTTTTTCAGACTGATCATTGTATTTAGCTTCCAGTGCGGACAATCCTGTGTCCTTTTCTGTCTGCTTATTATTCCCGCTTTGATCGGGATTGTTGTTTTCTGACATGTGACTGTCCTCCTTATTTATGTTAGCGACTGCAAGTATTTTTGCATGTTCATCCGCACCGGCTCTGTCTAATAATCCAAGACCGGTAAAAGTGATGTTGTGCAAAATCTCATAAACTTTTTTGCCTTTATAGTCTCTTCCCTTATGCTTTTTTAAATGAATGCAATCATCTGATCTTGCTTTAACCCTTTTTTTACAAATAGAGCATTCACCCTCCTCATAATCACATTCCATCGACACCTGTTTTATAATCCCTTTTTTCAAGAGTTTATAAGCAAGCTGGGCGTGGGGATTATCCTGTACATAAAGTTCGCCTACACATTCCACTACACCGCTATTATCTTCCTTGTATTCCGATGAGATGACACCACCAACAATGTCTGTAATATCCTGGGAATGTTTTAAATCGATTTTCTTCTCAACAACGGTTTCATGCTTGGTTTTGAGCTCACTTGCAAGAAAATGATCGCCATTGGAATTGGTGCCCGCATGAGTCAATATAAAAGTAAACTGCGGGTCACCCTCTTTTGCTTTTGAAATTAGATGAGCATCACAGGTGAGTGTGGTATGACATAATCGTTCCGCTTCCTGACTGTTACTTCTGGTACTGGATAATGGTTTAGATGCCACGAATAGAAGTTCCTTCGCATACTTCCCACCAGCTTTAGAATCTTTCTTCCCGAAGCGATACTCTACTTCAATCTCTTTGACAGACGACTCTTGATAATTGTCTTTTAAGAATGATTTGATTTCACTTTTGGTGGGATAGGCGTGGTCACGATATGAGATTAAGAGGTGTTTATTTTGTTTTTGTGAGAGTCCGATTAAATCTTTGAATTGATCTGGATATGTTTTTTTGGAATACTTCGTTGTTGATTTATAATTTCTGAAGACATTATCCTGAATTTCTTTACCCTTCCACATAGTCATCAGGCCTTCCACGAAATGCATGGCATTCTCATAATCGTTGGCTTCAAACTCTGTTACGTAAGGCGGATCGAAATAAGCAAGGTCGGCTTTTACCTTCGGGATTAAATCCCAGGTATCTTGTTTGTATACTTTATTCTCCTGGCCGTTATCAAAAACCAGAGAATTGAATTTCTTTACATAATATTTAAATGTGTGTTCAAATTGTTTGACAGATAAGTTTCCAAGTGAAGATCTGCCAAAGCGATCGTCTTTAGCCTTATTTTCTGTAATAGATGTTTTAAGTCCTTTTTTACTCCGTTTAAACTCTCCGAAAAGTGCCTTGGCTTTAACCGTTGCACCCATGGCAGACAGTGCCAAATCTTTTTTATATCCCTTTAGATTCTGGATATTGGCATACATGTTATCCAGCCACTCTAATATGGGTTTTGTGTAATAATAACCGTGGAATGTTTTCACCACAAAATCCCCGGCTGATTTGTTTTCTTTTAACAGGATTTCTATGTCTTCATCCGTCAGGGTAACGGAACTATTTTCAATAACGGCTTTTGCAATATGGGTGGGAAAATCAAGTGAATCATTGGTTATTACCTTGAATCCTTTCTGCTTGAAGAAATAAGCCACATTGGCTCCACCGCAGAATGCATCAAAGAACACCTTGCCATTTGGGTTGTTTCTTATCTCTTTTGGAACAGCCCGCCAGATCCAATCCAAAACAAAATATTTACTGCCCATATATCCGGAGACTCTTGTTTTATCTTCCGTATGTTTATTCTCATAACCACTGCGACGAGCTGCTAACGCAAAAAGAAAATCTTCTTCAATTAGTATTTCTTCTACAGTTTCTGTGTCTTTTGTGCCTTTTGCGGCTATTATTTCTTCTTCCGTTTCAGCGTTCGCCTTAGCCTGATTCAAAAACCCCCTTGGACCGCAGATAAAGATATGTTCCTTGGCATCGCTGTTTTCTCCGTGTGCAGATGATAAAGAATAATGATGATCACGACTTTTCATCCGTGAATCTTTATTCAAGTCATCTATAATGGTCTTTATCTTCCGCTCGGACGGGTAAGCATTATCTCGATATGAGATGATCCAGTATTTGATATGCTTGGAAGCGTTTAAGTAATTTTCAAAAAACTCATTGGCTGTTTTTTCAGTTACTGTTTTGGATGAGACTTGATAAGATTTTGTTTTGGAATCTTCCTTAATCTCTTTGCCTTTCCACATGGTCATAAGACCTTCCACGAAATGGTAGGCAGTCTCATAATTGGTGGTGGAAAAATGGGTGGCATAAGGAGGATCGAAATAAGCCAGGTCTGCTTTTACTTGTGGGGCTATATCTAATATCTCACCGTTATAAGCTTTGTTCTCCTGTCCATTATCAAAGACCAGGTCGCTGATGCGTTTTAAATTGGATTTATAGAGTTCAATAAACTGGTTTTTGGTAAACCTGCGTTTGCCATGCATGGTGGTAGAAGAGAAATGTCCAAATCCGCCTTTACCGGAGATACAGGTTTTACCCAATGCAAAAAGGGCGATGTCTTTTTTGTATCCTTTGAGGGTGTCGATGTTTGCCCGCAGGCTATCTAAAATATTTAAAACTTCAGGTGTAAAAAAGGTGTGCTTGAAATTGCGTTGAATGAAATCGCCGGCATTGGATTTGGGTTGAGCAAGGTTTTCAATCTCATCATCAGAAAGCGTAACAGAATTGTTCTCAATGATGGCTCTGGATATATGGTAGGAATATTTTAATTGGTCATTGGTAAAGACCTTAAGGCCTTTGCGTTTATATAAGAATCCCACAACATTGGACCCGCCAAATGCATCAAAGACTGACTTAACGTCTTCCGGCGTATTCTGCCAGATCCAATCGATGAGCTTCTGCTTTGAGCCGATGTAATTGGTGATATACTTCGGTAGTTCAGAAGACTCTTCAACGTCATCCCCTTTTTGGGCAATAGCATCTAATATCTCACAGGACAGAAAGTCCGTGCCAAGAAACTCTGCTACTTCTATATCTGGAATATTTTGCAAATCCGAATCCTTGATATCGGTTTTGCGGGAGCCTGGTCAGGCCTAACGGTGGGTCATATAATCCCGGTGAAATATTCTTTCAGATTTCACGGGATAAAACAA